ACTAAAATTGTATCATCAAGGCACTCCCCCTACCGTGTTAGATGAAGCCGCTCTAAAAGCTGGCGCGTACGTGCCAGAATCAATTAAACGTAGATTTAGGTAAACCAATGACAACCTACCTTTGCCCTATACTCCAAGATTCCCAATTTACCGATAACGGTAACTTCCTTGCGTCTGGTTTAATCTGGTTCTATGAAGCCGGTTCTACTACACCACTAGCGGCTTACACAACGCAGTCAGGTGTATCGACGTGGACTAATCCAATAGTCTTAAACGCACGCGGTGAAACTGGCGGCACAATATGGCTGGCCGCTGGTCAAGCTTACAAAATAGTGTTGGAAAGTCCACCGGAATACGGTGACACTCACGGCGTTGTTATATCGACATTTGATAACATTCAAGGCGTCAACGATCCGGCCTCACCTACCGGCGGAACGGCTCAGAACTGGTATACCTTTGCAGGCTCTCCGGTTTTTGTGTCCGGCACACAATTTACTCTTGCCGGCGATCAAACAAGCACGTTCCAAGTCAATCGCAGAATCCGCACACAAAACAGCGGCGGCGTGCGTTACAGCACTATCACGGCGTCAGTTTATACTACATTAACAACTGTCACTGTCGTTAACGATGCTGGCGTGCTAGATGTTGGCCTCAATAGTGTTGACTATGGCTTGATTGAAGTTGGCAGTACCCCAAGTATTCCGCTAAATCAGCGATTATTTACGACAAGTTCGCCGACGTTTGCTAGTGCTACGATTCCGACTGTTACAGGTAATTTGGTAGGAAACGTCACTGGGAATGTAACAGGCAACGCTACTACTACGAGCCAAACCAACTTTAGTGCTTTGACTTTGTTAACAAGTCAGGTATGGGCAAATAGCAATAATCCAATATCAAAATTAAGCAACGGTTACATAAACTTTGCCAATGGATTTCAAATTAGATGGGGTACAGTTATTTTAACTGGTGCAACAACCATTACTTTTCCTTTGGCTTTTGATGTTTTTTGTGCGGCAGTCATTGCAACACCTAATATAACACCACAAATCATAACAACTGGATCATACACTACAACCAATTTTGTAGGCACTAACACCGCTGGCTCGGTTTCAGTGTCTTATATCGCTATAGGATACTAACCATGTCTACATATTATTATGCACCATCCACTCAAGGTTTTTATCTTGATGGTTTGAATCAGCACATCCCAGACGATGCAATCGTTATTACCGAACAGAAATGGACTGAGTTAGTTAACGGAAAAGCCGCAGGTCAGTTAATTGATGTTATTGACGGCGTACCTACGCTAGTCAATCCACCAGCGCCAACGCCAAGCGAGATTGTCTCGGCTCAAGAATCGGTCGTACGCGCTTACCTTAACGCAGGCGCGGCTCAACGGCACTATGACAGCATAACCACGGTTTGCAGCTATTCAACTAGCACTAACATTGTATTCAAGGCTGACGCTGATGCGTGCATCCCATGGCGCGATGCGTGTTGGGAGCATTATTTGATTTATCTGCAAACCGTTGCCGCTGGTGCGCCCGTGTGGACTGATGCAGAACTGATTGCGGATCTGCCTGTTTTGGTGTGGCCCAATGTCTAAATTCGGCGTTGCGTTTTCTGAACCTTCTACTTGGCGCGGCATCGTGTGGCTTTTAACCGCCGCTGGTGTGGCGCTCGACGAACAACAGTCGCACGCCATTGAGATTGCTGGCGCTGGAATTGCTGGCCTGATTTCAGTCTTTTGGAAAGACAAATGAAAACCAATGGGGCAGGATTGGCGTTAATCCGTCAATTTGAAGGTTGTCGGCTGAAAGCGTACAAGTGTCCGGCTGGCGTTTGGACTATCGGGTATGGTTGGACTCATGGCGTTAAACCAACTGACCAATGGACGCAGGCCCAGGCCGAGGAAATGCTTGTAAAAGGCCTGGATCAGTACGAGAACGCAGTGCAATCAGCAATCGGCGCACACTCAACCACCAGCAACCAGTTTTCAGCACTTGTAAGCATTTGTTACAACATTGGCGCGGGAAACTTTGTAAAATCATCAATGTTGCGTCACCACAAAGCCGGTGAGTATCAAAAGGCCGCTGATGCGTTTTTATTGTGGAATAAGGCTAGCGGCAAAGTATTGAATGGCTTAATCAAACGGCGACAAGCCGAACGTGCGTTATATTTGGAGGATTAGCTAGTGTCCGATGAAAACCTTAAGATTATAGACACTAGCGAATCATTGACAAAAGAGGAATTGCAAGAACTCAAGAAACTGGCGGCATTGTCAAAATCCGCCAGAGTGTTTATGAGTTTAGTGTTTGCAATCGTTGTGTTTGTGGGTTTCGATAAATTGTTTGAATGGTTTAAGAGTTCTCACAGCGTGGGATGATGCCGTGATGTTCTTCTGCGAAACGAATACCGTCTAAAAAACTGAGCAGGTGCGCTCCGTCATCGTTGTCCCTACATTCAATGAACCCTTGCAACCGCTCGTTGCTGGTTAGCGGCTTTCTTTTTGGCTCGGGTCTGGTGTAAAGGGGAATCTTATAATCACCTTGCGTACCCGCATCTTCTGCTGACTGTCTGCTTATGCAAGCGCTTATCTCTCCCGATCTATCTTTATAACCCCACCCCACAGGCTCCGCTTCTTGCTCGGCGGCGAGATAAGCGTGGATTTTTTGATGCAGTTGCATGCCTATGATGTAGTTTCGATCTATGTAATCAAGCGCTTGCCTTAACAGTTCGGTTGCGTTACTCATTCTCTTCCCCTCAATAATTCCACGCGTTGCTTTGACCTAATCAACGCTACATACAAAACGTCAGCAAGACACTCCACGTTATCCACAAGTTCTGCTGATACGCTCGTGTTGTCTTGTGTGTGGTACGTTTTGGTCATAGGGTTGTAACGAATCAATTGATTATTTGTTTGTTTTTGTTTACTCATTCTTCCTCCAACGCTTTCAGTGCGGCTTTGACTTTTTGGTTATCAAAATGCTGTGTGGTTATGTAATCACCATCTATATCGGTGTATCCACTAAAGCGGCAGGTCTTCAACGCCTCGACCAACTCATCCACTAAGTCTGCGCGGATGTATGGAAGGTTAAATATGTCATCTTCAATGGCCCACGCATGAACATCTGTACTCATCCAAATCTTCTTCGGTGCTTTGTTCATTTCATCTCCCTCCCAATTTGAGCAGCGGCTCTGACTATGGCCCTGCGTGTTGCGGCGTAGGGGTTTATGTCTAGCAATTCTTCAAATGGATACCAGCAATCATCGCTGTTGTCCCAATACTTACCGGCATGAACAACTGGGCGTTCGTGCTTCATATAGGGGGGAAAAGATATGTTTATCCCCAGATTAACCGCAAGGCGCAGAGCGTCACCATCGTCGGCTAGGGGGTTCCAACAATCATGCCTACCGTTTGCATCATACACATTCAACAGTCCATCCCCCCCCAACCAATCCCATGCTTCATACCCAGCAGCTTTAGCCGCTAGTTCTAATAGTTCTCTGTCGTTTAATGGCTTTGTCATTTTTATGTTTACCTGTTGTAAAAAGTAGCCCATTTAGCAATTTCATCGGCACAAATCTCGGCCCAATCTTCACTGAAACAAGCATACTTCTTATAATGTTCAACTGCGAAATCTATGCCGTTACGACCGGCATCACAAGAAAAGCATCTCTGAAGTTCTTTTAGTTGATAATCGTTATAAATCTTAGGAAAGTCATTTGGCTTAATGTTTAACACTTCTATCTCATAGTGCCTAGTTTTGCCGAATATAAGACGTCTTTCTATCTCTTGCTCTTGAACATATAAAACTAATTCTCTAAAGTTATCGTCGTGTTTATGGGCAAACACTATCCTAGGTGCACTATCTACGTTAACAAACGTTATATCGCCGTCGTCGTATACAGCATGATGTATTGTTGCTAATAGACCATCACAACCCTCGGCGGTATACATCATGCCCGCATAACCTTCCTGTAAATAAGAATAAGGACTAGCATCGGTAGTCATTAACCAAGCTGCAAGCTCATTCATATCAGAAGGGTCGTCAATGAACCGTTGAATACTTTTAACTGATTTTTCGTAAATTTTCTTGAACGCCTTAAACTTATGCATACATTTACCAATTCCTCTTTTGATTCTGATTGTGTTTTTCTCATTAAAGTGCCAGCACTAACGCGGCTGGCGAGCGATTACCAGTCGGTACTTCGCCTCCCGTTACCACACAAAAATAAAAGCCCGACTGACAAATGGGTGCCGCCCCAGTGGTTCCAATACTCCCGTTAAAAATAGGTAAGGGCGGCATTAAACTTAGGCCATTAAAGCGGCCCAACTGACAGGGAATAATGGCTCTATTAACGCGCTGATTGCTTTCGCCACGTCGCGAGTTTCTTTTTGTGCGTGTGGATCAAGACGCAACTTACAAACTCTAGCAAAAAACACAAGGCTACCTGTCCAAATCCATGTGGTTTCTGAGCATATCGGAATGACCGCACGCGCTTGCTCAGGGCATACGCCACTAGCAATGAGATAATCATATGTGGTCAAACACACTTCCATTGCTTGATTTATGTGTTCCTGATCGACTTCTACCAACTCATCGCTTGAGCCTTGCTTTACATTCTCTGCGGCTCTGCGCCATTTGGTAGGCACATCAAGCACAGGCGCGGTTGACACATAACGCCTGCTAACTTCGTTTACCACGCCCCCAACTTGATGCTTGGCGAGCTGCCTAGCCACGTAGATAGGCATTGTTACCCTGAACTTGATTGCGGTATGTGCAAAAGGCGTCCAGTGTTTGTGTTTTGCTAAGTAATGAATTAGCCGCTCATCCTTTTCTGACAAAATAGGCGCCCAGTTCCAGTCAAATTCCAATTCAGATTCCTTGTCAAAGGACACTCGCGCCGCATTAACTATGCTCCTATCGTCTCCCATGTGATCTAGTAATTCAACGCGCATTGTTATCAGCCTCCGTAAGCGCCTGAGAAACCGCATAGCGCAGATTAAAGTGCCACGCTTTAGTTGGCACAGAACATTGCTTTTCTTCCCACAGTCGCCGGTACGACGGGTATTTAATGGTGCCGCTCGGCACTACGCACCTGACATAAAAGTCATCCTTAGATATACAAATCAATCCTTTGCGAATTGACACTTCAACGCCAGGTAGTTGATTGATTGCGGCTAATACACGTTGCGTGGCTTGATTGGTTTTTCCGTTACTCATGACGAAGTCCGTTAGCGGCTTTAGCAAAAGCGGCTGATATGTCTAAAAAAAGAGTTTGCAAGACGTGCGTGTTGTCTAAAGGTTTTCCAATTGTATGAACAATAATCGGTTGTTGTGCAATAGCATCAGGCTTTGATGCAAATTTGAGTGTTCTTGCAATATCCCACACTGTTTTTTTATCTTTTTTATCGGCACTCACGCCGCAGACAAGCACACCTTTATCCCTCATGTAACACAACTTGGCGCTAATAATTTTTCGCGCTTTTTTTGAATCAATGTGTTTATAAGCGCCGTTTTTTACCAACTCCAAATACACTTCATGCGTAGTTGCTGGTCGCGGCATGTTTTTTAATGTTGTTTCCAACAAATCATATATTGTTGATTGAGCCATCATTATTCCCCTTGGTTGTTAAGTTGCCAGTCCCTCACCTTCTGCGACTCACGCAGCGCACTCGACTGGCTCCAATGATTGTGCGGACTCTATTGGCTTATCCGTGTCCTTGCATCAGAGATACAGTCAAGGCTCCATATGCCGAGACTTTTGTAACAGATCATCTAATCTGATTATTGTGCGCTCAATCTGCCACCACAAAATGCGGCGGCGGATAGCGCGTAAAATGGGCGCTGGTTTAACGGCCTTCGGTATCACCAGGCCGTAGGTGTCCAGCAAATCTTCCTTCATGGGTAGGCGACTCATTGCGTTGCCCACAAAACCACAATGATTCCAAACGATCCGCCCACCACAAGATGAACGGCGGCCAGTAATAATGCTTCCTTCATAGCTTTATCCCCTCAATGTTTTTGTAATTGCCAAATCGCGATGGATCCGGTCAATGTCTGTGATTCTGCCATCCATGACGTAGCCCGCCATGGCGTAACCAAACGTACCGGCGGCAATAGAAGCCGCCAGTGCAAAAATTAAGACTAAAATAATCATCTTAGTCCCTGTTGTCGTAGATATAGAAATCTACGGCCTCGAAGGAAGGCTTTTCGCCTTCTGGGGCGCGATTGGCGTTTTCAAATACGCCAATCAAAAAGCTACCGCACAGCCGCATAGCAGCGGCTGGATGAACGACAACGACTCCATCGAATGGGCCGTTTTCATGGCCCATGACGTCGGTGACGTCAACGCTAAATGCGTCGCGGTCGCCTATCGGTACTAAAGTAATGCCCTTGTCAGAGGCCAGTTGGGTCTGGCCGGTGGTTGGCGTGTGGCGGCTGATGAATGCGAATTTCATATGGCTTCTCCTGTAAGGTGAAATTTAATCCCGTAAAGGGATTGGGTTTTTTGCGCTGTAATCTTGGTTTCTGCTCCTATTGGGGCAGATGTTTCAACTCTGAAAGTCTCTCCTTCCCATTCAACAAAGCCGCCAACGTGCCCGTCGAACTTTTTCCTTACTGAGTAAGGAAATTCTCTTAAAACCAATACCGCGCCGACTGGCGGGAGGTCTTTCTTAAGCCCAACGGTTGGTTGCACGGCCGGCCGAACCGGCTTTTCGCGCCGCCGAGCATCCATCTGCTCGCGATTGGCCTTAATGGCCGTCCGTGCGGCGGCTAACTGGTCAGCCGTCGCATGGGTTCCGGCCTGATGCAATGCTTGCATCAAGCGATTTGAAAAATCAGGAGCGCGGTTGCCCATGATGGCAACCACCAGCGGGTCAAAACCCGCTTGTGCAGAAGACATTACGTCTTCTGCTTGGCGCAGATGCGCCCAAGACTTTTCTGCAATCGCCGCAGCGGCCATCAATATAGCGCCGCTGTGGATGGCTTGCCATTGCTGGCAGGCCAGTCTGACGGCATTGTCGTCGCCGTCATTTTGAACGCCAACGATGTTGGCGTTGGTCAAATGATTGATGTATGAATCAGTTAACATCTCTGGAGTCTCCTTGTATTTGCTTCAGCGGATTGCCTCAGCTTGGTGAATACCATACAACTACACCAAAGTGTCGTCAACAACTTTTTTGCTAATTTCTCCACCAGGAACGAAAATTTTTAATTGAGCTAATGGTTGTGCGCGAAACCTCAAACTTGCGCCCTACTTCGGCGCAACTTATGCCGTCATTTAGCAGGCCGCGAATGAGCGCCACGTCATGCGCGGTTAGCTTGGCGTGATGGTGTGTTTCGCCATAGGTCGGCATCAACCGTTGTTCACGCTCAAACGGTAGCTGGCGTTGCGCTTTAATTTGACGTACCTGGATCAACTTGCATTGCTTGCACCAGGACTGTAAATATCTTCCCTGTTTTTGTGTATAAAAGTCTGTAACCGGCTTAACTGTCCGGCATTTGGTGCATTGTTTTGAGTCCATGAGCGATTCACCACCTTGTTATATTTCCCGTCGCGCTTGTACTTGATCGTTGTTGGCGGAATCCCCTTGTTTAAGTTGCCAGCCTGGCGAATCAGGTCATCATCTAAACTTGCGTCAGCCTGTTGTGCAATCGTGACTATTTCTAAGCGTGACTTATGCCCAGCGTACCCGTCGTGTAAAACGGGGAAAAATTCGGTTATTGGTTGAACGTCCATCCGGTCACTGTAGTAACGCACTGACAACATGTGCTTACCGCTGGCTTTACTAATGTACTTCTGCCAATGCCAATCAATGACGGTCATCTCAGTGGCTTCTAGCCCCATAATATCCGCATCACTTAGCTTAAGTTCTTTCTTTTCCTTAACGGGAAAAACCGCCTCGCATGACGGGCATGTACTCGTTGATATGGCGACAATTTCACCGCATTGTTCGCACGTTTTAGTTGGCGCTTGCCCGTCGCCTTGCTTTGCCTTATTTGGCGGTTCTACGGCGGTTATAGGCCCGTGTTGCTTCACTACACCGGCAAAATCCAGCACTAAACAATGATCCGTGTGTGACTTAGGACGCAAACCACGGCCTGCCATTTGCACATATAAGCCTGGTGACATGGTGGGACGCAGCATCGCTATTAGGTCAATGTCGGGATAGTCAAACCCAGTCGTCAGAACATTAGCGTTAGTTAACGCTTGAATCTTGCCAGCCTTGAAATCTAACAAAATGCGTTCGCGCTCGGCTTTGGTGGTGGTTCCAGTTACGCACTCGGCGGTTATGCCTTGCGCCTTAAGTTCGCTGGCGATGTGTTCAGCGTGTTGCACGCCAGCGCAAAACAACAGCCATGCCTTGCGATCACCCGCTAGTGTTTTGATTTCATTCACTACGCGCTGGTTAATGGCGTCAACGTCAACGGCTTTTTGTAACTCGCGCTCTATGTACTCACCGCCGCGCTTATGCACGCCTGTCGTGTCTAGTTGAGTGTGAGTCACTTTTGAACGCAGCGGCATCAAGTGGCCTTTGGTTATCAATTCCTCAATAGTCACCGGCTCAATCAATGCGTCAAAAATTGCAGGCTTGTCTGTTATTAGGCCGTGTCCCAATCTGAACGGCGTAGCAGTCAACCCGATCACACGCAACGCGGGATTGATAGCCAGTAAAGAGGCTAGTAACGTCCGATAGCCGCCTTCATCGTTGTGATTTACAAGGTGACACTCATCTATAATTACCAAATCGACATGCCCAACTTGATCCGCGTGTTTCCTGATTGACTGAATCCCTGCAAACGTGATGGGTTCCCCCAATATCTTCTGCCCCATACCGGCTGAATATATGCCCATAGGCGCATTAGGCCAGTGTTGACGCATCTTTTGCGCGTTCTGTTCTATCAGTTCCTTAACATGCGTCAGCATCAAAATGCGCGTTTCAGGCCACGATTGCAGCGCATCCTTGCATAACGCGGCTATAACGTGACTTTTGCCCGCACCGGTTGGCAAGACAAGACAGGGATTACCTGAATTGCGGCTTAACCAGTCATAAAGCTGGTTTATGGATCGTTGTTGGTAATCGCGCAGCTTCATCCAATTACCCTCCCATTCAACACGTCGCGCATTGCTTCACTAGTATTGTCAGGATTAGCGCACGCGCTAGGATTCGCGAGTATTTCACTGCTAGAAAACACAAACGCATCAGGTTCACCGTTACGAACCGGATTTCCGTCAACTTCAAACGTCAATTCATGCTCGCTGTGATCTATTATTTTCCATTGCACAAGGTCAGGATGCAGCAAATGCGACTCGCAACCTGTGCGCTGAAACTCGACAGGAATCTCAGAATCATCATGCCTGGCACACGTCCAAGTGCTTTTATCTGTCGCGGTTGCATGGCAGCATGTCCTGCAATTAACTTCCTTCGTTGTGTGGCTTTTGTGGCAAAAGTCATAAGCCGCGCACATTTTGCAAATATACCAACTAGGATCAACGCTCATTGGTTCCGGCATACGGTCAGATTGCACCAATCGTTTACCGCGATCTATATACCTTTGTGCTATTTCCTTATTAAGTCGCACTCGTTCTGTATAGATTTCGTCATTATCTTTACATATCGCATAATACAACGCTCGGTCAATCTTTAAGCCAAGCATATAAAGTTGCATTTGTATGTAATGTTGCGGCTTAGATTTTTCTACGCCATTCTTTTGCAAGTCATCAAATGACTTTTTGCCATGAGTCTTGCACTCCAAAACGTGATACTTCAGCGGTGCTTCCGGTACGCCAGCGGTTATAACACCGTCCACGCTTCCTGATATGTGCCAGCCAAAGTCAACCGATGATTGGCGATCACTGACTTTTACGCCAACGGCACGCAAGTCTTGCAAGATAGTTGATTCCTCTAACTGGCCTCTGCGAAACAGCCTCAATATGCGTCCGTCGAATTTTTCAATCACGGCCCACCGAAATGACAGCCACAAATAGCGGTCACAAGGATGGCCCAGTATCGAACAACCCATGTGCGGGCGCGGCGGTTCTTGTGTATCGGAGTGATGCTGGTCAATCAAACCGGCCAACGTGATTTCTGGTTCAGGTATTTGCATTAGAATAATTCCTCTTGTTTTTCTTTTAACTTCACTGAATCAAGATTTTTGCACGCTATGTCAAAATAGGATTTCTTCAATTCAGCGCCAACAAAATGACGTCCCATGTTCAATGCAACATATCCTTCGCTACCAATTCCGGTGAAAGGCGAGAATACTAAATCGCCAGGGTTAGACCACAACTCAATACAACGCTCAATCACGTCCAACTGCAAAGGACAAATATGACGTTCTTCGTTTTTTTCTTTTGCTAATTTGTAATTCAGCACATTAGTTTGATCTATGTCAAACCACACCGGCGAAGCGTAACGCTGCCACACAGCAATCGAATACAATCTTTGTTTTTCGGTTTCACTTCTAGCGCGTCCCCAGTCCTTTGTTTGTGGAGCGTTATAGCTTGATCCAATGTAATCAAAAAACCGTTCTTTGCCTCGCGTCACGGCTTCCCAATCTTCCTCGTCTGCCCATTTCCTCATGACGATTATGTAGTCAGCCATGCCCTGACGCGATGCGCTAGAGTCTTTGCACAACTGTTTGTACAAAAGTCCGTGGTTTTTAGTGCGTTGCATTTCTATCGCAGGATCTTTCCAAATTGTCACGCGGCTATGATATTGCCAGCCTTTTGATTCATACATTTTTATAATTTCACCAGGAAAGTCGCGCAAACCGGCGGCACCATCGCGGCCCTTGTAAGTCGGCAAATCCTTGCAATGTATAGCGGTCAATCGTCCTGGCTTTGTGATCCTGTGCAATTCTTCCGCTAGGTAGCTGTAATGCTCCATAAATTGACCGTCATCGGTACTGTTACCCATGTCGTATTCTGAATCTGAATAGATATACAGATTAGAAAACGGCGGCGAATACACGCTAAACCCAATAGAATTGCTGTCAATCATCTTGGCAACATGAACGCAATCGCCATGATGCAAAGTCCAATTGTCTGATTGAACAGTTTCAAAGTATGCAACGTCGTTCATTTGAGTTTCCCTCTTGTGATAGTTTGCAATGGCCTCAACCATGGCTTCTTTCATTTCGTTATGCTTTTGTTCTTTTGCTTTGATAATTGCAAGAATTGAACTCTCAGAATCAGCGGCCATGACATAACTGTTAACTGCTTTAGTTTGTCCAAACCTGTAGCATCTACGAATTGCTTGGTAATAGTTCTCGTAAGAGTACGATAAACCAACAAAAGCCATATTCCTACAATGCTGAAAATTTAATCCCATGCCAGCGATTGACGGTTTAGTAATCAATACTCTTGTTTTTCCGTCAATAAACGACTGCAATGATTGTTCTTTTTTGTCAATAGTATCCGATCCGCGCACGTCAACCGCATCAGGAATCAAACCTTTCAACGCATCGGCTTCATAATTTGTATTGCACCACACTAGCCACGATTCATCTGAATTGTTGACCAATTCAGCCACCTTAACGGCGCGTTTATCAACCGTTAAACGTCCTTCTTTGTGTACGCTAGTCGCGTTGATTGTTACGTTCCTGAACAATTCCCCGTCGGCTGGCGGCAAGTCATCCGTATTGATTCTGATAAATTCCTGATTCAATGGCGGCAAATTGTAGGCGCTTCCGTCATAACCTAAATCAGCCGGATTGCTAATGCACATTGCCCATGACGCCAGCCATTCCCAAAACTTAGTAGCCGCGTGTGGCTTCAAAACATACGCTCCGGCTTCCATCGTGTCGTTTTGGAAAAACCGCATAATCATTTCATTGCTTGGCATGATCCCCAAAAATTCCGCATGATTGCCGAGTTCTAGGTAATCGTTAGGCGATGGTGTAGCAGTGCAAGCGAGACGGTACGGCACCGGTTGACACAACTCAATCAATGCACGCTTGGTTTTTCCCATGTAGCTTTTCAAGATGCTGGATTCATCAAGCACTATTCCGCCAAAAGTTGAAATATCAAAATTATCAAGCATTTCATAGTTAGTGATGATGATGTTTTTTTGTATTTGTTGTTGGTTTCGACAGTATTGAATGTCAATCCCAAATTTATTGGCTTCATTGACTGTTTGTAACGATATGCACAATGGCGCAACAATTAACACACGTTGCCCTGTATGCCGCACAACCTCATCGGCCCACGACGTTTGCATGATTGTTTTGCCTAGTCCGGTATCTGCAAAAATAGCAGCGCGGCCTTTTTTGACCGCCCACTCAGTGACATATTTTTGAAAATCAAACAAGTTGTTGTTTAACGCAATTGGCGCGTGTCCAATTGTGATTTCATGTTGTCTTTTTTGTTGTATGAACTCATCGTATTGCATGTTATCACCCTATATAAAAGCCGTCCTTGGCTATGTTGATTATGTTATTTCTTTGCCCAAGGCGGAGCGCCAGCACTTGATGGCGTTGACGGCGCACTGGTCGGCATAGTGGGACGTGGTATCGCGCTTCCTTCAATGGCTTTCCAACCACGAATGTCGTTGTTAGGCTCGTATTGCTCAGATTGCGTAACCTGAACTTTAATGCTCAGTTTACCGCCGATGAAGTCATCAGTGTCGCTCAAACGTGACAAACCGATTGCCCGCATAATGTCACCAAGTTGCTGACGGCCGATTTCCTCGGCCTTCGGATTGGCATTACGTATGTTTATGTTGCCAAAAACAAAGCGGCCAGCGTGTGTCGGCCCAAGCACTTCGTACTTGAGCGCAATCATCTTGCCACCGCTTTTAGTCGGCCTGATTTCCGCGCTGTTGATAGACGCCATGTACCAACCCGCCGGAAGCGGCTCGAATGATGGTTGGCTAGTGGGCAGACTGTCGAGGTCAAAAGATTCATCAAGTAACATTGGTTTACTCCTTTATAGTAATAGTGAAACTGGGACGCCCTGGCGTGGTTGTAATAGCGTCCAGCAGAGGATCAGTGATTGTATGGTCTGCGGCCTTCCACGCTGTCATGGATAGTTCAGGCTTCCACCTGAACAGTGTGGCGAGATGATCCGCCAAGCCATGCTCTGCGGCGATTTCAAGCAACCGTTCATCGTCAATCTTGCGGTTCATACGACAAACCGCCTTAATGACGATGATTCCTTCCTTGTGCGTTACGGTTCCTTCTTCGTCCTCCTGAATCCTCATGGCTTTCGCCAAATCATCCTCTATGGCGCGGCGTTTTTGTGTGGCGGCCTTTTCGCTGGCCTTTGCGATGAGCCATTCTTGGCTTAGTTTTTCTATGCTCATTTCCCACCTATCTTGGTTATTATTTCATTGAGGTTCGGCGCTTCCCATGAATCTAACCGGCCTGATCTATCTTTTGCTGTCCACATGCCGTCACTGTCGCACATGAATGCCCGCTGAGTGTTTCCGTCAGCGTCGCGCTCGACACGCAGTGCCAGCACTTCGTCGAAAAAGTAGGGCAGTTGTTGTCCCAACTTCTGACCTGGCATTGATGGCGCATACAGCATCCTGCCCATTTCATCCTGAGACTTTTCCACCTTGGCGGTCATCAGTACGTGCTTGCCAGGCAGATCGCGGAATGCGCGAATCAGGTCAGTCATTTGCTCTTGCATCGCGCCATAGGCTTGACGTGGATCTTTTGTCGACTTTTTTTCCGCGTTCAAACAGACTTCGGCGATTTCGGAAATAGAATCCAGCGCCACCGATTCAAAGCCGCTGGCCTCGACTGAAGATGTAAGCCATGTGTAGGCTTCCATCAGGTCGCTCATTGAAGTGATTTCAATGAACGGAATGTCAGCGCCTGCCAGTGAAAGCAAGCCGCCTTCAGCCGATAAGATAATCGGCGCGGGGAGTGTGGCAATGCTGGTTGTTTTTCCCGCTCCGCTTGCGCCGTACACGAGCATTTTTACACCGTTGGCGCTAAGGCCGTCGGTGCGCTTTAATTGAATAGCCATGTGGCTCCTTATTGGTTTTTGCTACGGTCAGCACAATGCTGGTTGTAGCGTTGGATGCCGACACTTACGCGGTCGGCTTACGTTTTGGGCTACACTACCCGCGCAATCTGGACTATTTTCTTTGCCGGAAAACCAGATTACGCGGGCCTTTGCATTTGCATGGCCCGAATTAGATGCTAACACCGGCGACACTCCCAGAGTCTTTCTTCTGGCACCGGCGTTAGCGGCACTCCCGCCCGTTGAGTTTCGGGAGTGGTTGTATGATGCTGGTTGTCGCGTATCATGTCAACACTTTTTCACCCGATGAGTACACATAATGGCGGACTTAACTAACATCCTTGGCGGCGCATGGTCGCCACCAACACAAACCTTTGATACACCTGAGAATCAGCTACGAGATGCGATCATCCGCGCAGGGCTTGAGCCACCGGATTACATACAAATTGACGGTGCGTTGCATCGCTTTAAGAGCGGCACCAAAGGCACGCCAGGACACGGTGATAAATCAGGTTGGTACATTGCTTTTCATGATGGTGTACCAGCAGGCCGGTTCGGTTGCTGGCGTGCAGGGCATGAGCAATCTTGGGTAGCCAATGTTGGACGCCAACTAACTGTTGCTGAACAGATGGCGCAAACCAGACGCATGACGGAGGCCAAGCGAATAAGGGACGAGGAACGCAAGAAGCAACAGGAAACAGTGGCGGAAACTGTCGAAACTATTTGGTCAAACGGCCTTGGTGCGTCACCCGATCATCCATACTTACAAACCAAGAGTATTCAGCCACACGGCGCAAGAGTAGACAGCGCAGGGAGGTTGATGACACCGCTGTACAGCGATGACGGCGCACTTTCATCACTCCAATACATAAACGATGTGGGGCGCAAGTTATTCCATACCGGCGGCGCTACGTCCGGTAAGTTCTGGATTATCGGTGAAGTAAGTCATTCTTTATATATAGCTGAAGGGTACGCTACAGCGGCGACTATCTACGAGTGTACCGGTCAGGCGTGCGTCATAGCTTACAGCGCGTCGAATGTGGTTCACGTGGCGCGTTTCATGCGCGAACGATACGGCATAGCGCAGACCATTGTAATTGTCGGCGACAATGATGAATCAGGAACCGGCCAGAAATACGCAGAGCAGGCCGCTACAGAAATAGGTGCGCGGTTAGTGATCCCACCAATAATCGGGGATGCAAACGATTACGCGCAAGCTGGTCATGATTTGGCTGGTTTACTGAATCCACCATCCGATGATGATGAATGGTTAATTCACGCGGATGAATTTAGTCAACAACCGGCCCCTATCAAATGGTTAGTCAAGGACTGGGTTCAGGATCAGGCTTTCATAATGGTTCACGGCCCTAGCGGCGGCGGTAAGACGTTTTTTGTGCTGGATATAGCTAACACGATTGCGTCGTCATTGCCGGAATGGAAAGGCCACAAAGTCACACCAGGAACAGTTGTATACCTAGCCGGTGAAGGGCATCACGGCTTGCGTAGCCGTATCGCCGCGTGGAAACAATATAACCAAGTCAGTCAGATGAATATGTATGTGAGTCGTCATGGGTGCGACTTAAATACATCAGAAGGGTATCACAAGGTATTAGAGTCTGTTAGAAAATTACCTGAAACACCACGTTTAATAGTAATAGATACCTTACACCGGTTTCTTAAAGGCGACGAAAATTCGTCGGAAATCGCTAAAACCATGATTGATGCGTGCGGTTTGTTGATGCGTGAATTTAATACATCAGTATTATTAGTACACCATACCGGAAAGGATGAAAACTCACAAAAAGATGGGCGCGGTTCATCGGCTTATCGCGGCGCTTTGGAAATAGCCATTAGCGTTGTACCCGCTACAGAGTCAACACCAATACAGATTATACAGCGCAAAGCCAAGGACTCAGAACTGGCACCCGACAAGCACATGCGACTTGAGAAGGTGACTATTAACGGATGGTTTGACGAGGATAATGAACCAGTTACTAGTGTGGTTATGGTTGAGGATGATGCGCCGGTAAAAGTAGATAAAAAGGATCAGGTTTTACTTAAAAACCTAAAGTATTTTGAACGCGCATGGTGGGCCAGTGGGACGGAAATAAGAATGGGTTTACCTTATGTTACCCGTTCGGCTTTGCGTGACTTGTTACGCCAAGATGGCAAGGCAGAGCAGACTATTAAGAACGCTCTTAATCCCAAGAGCGAACACAAAATGACACACATCTTAGTCACGGCAGGCATGATTGAGGAGTACGAAAATGGCTTCATTGTGACAGATGAAGTTGAGTCTTCCGCGTGGCTTTTAGCCTTGTAGATCGGTACCCATGAGTACCCTTTTTGATAGTTGGGTACCAGGGTACCAAAAAGGATCAAATCAACGACTTAGACCGGTACCCAAGTACCCTAGCCTCTCTTTAGAGGCTAGGTACTGGTGCCGATGTCGGTGATCGGCGTGTCATGAGTACGAAAATTGAGCAAAAAATGAGCATCACACTGAGACTAGACTATCCACCATCCGCGAACCGGTACTGGCGTTGTTTTCGCAATCGTATGGTGCCTAGTGCAGCGGCGACAGCGTACAAGAAGCACGTCAAGACCGTGGCTCACACAGACGGGCTTGTATTGCACAATGATTCTATTTGTGTCAATATAAAACTACTTCCGAAACTCACGGCAAAAGGCGACGCCAGCAAAATAATTCTTGATCTTGATAATTGCCTCAAAGTGGCGCTCGACGCACTTCAGGGTGTGATTATCGAAAACGATAATCAGGTTAAGGAAATACATGCTAGTTATGGCGTACCAACACAGAACGGCGGATTGATAGTTGAAGTAACAAGGATTAAAGATGCAAAGGTATAAGTCAGAATATCAACCGACGTGGAAACTGATTTCCAGAACGCCACCACCAACGGGAACCAAAATACTGTTAAGGATGAAATACGGAACGGCGGTTATAGGTCAGTATTATGAGGAAGGCGGTTTTACTCATTGGTGTGGTTTACCTAAACTGAGCGGCGAAGACAAGCATGACATGGTGGGGTGAGATGGGTATCAGGCGCGAAGTAACAGGGAAAGTATTCGGTAGCTGGCGAATACTTCATGATGTTGAGTCCAAGCACAACACTCGATGCGTGTCGGCTCAGTGTGCTTGCGGCACGATCCGCACGTCCTATTTGCACAACCTTACGTCAGGCCGCTCTACGTCATGCGGCTGTCAGCAGAAGGTCAAGTGTAGTAAATTTATGAAGCAATACTGGCAAAACAAAAGAGGGGAATAAGTATGACTGAACTTCGCGATTATCAATTCATGGCTACTAGGACGGCTAAGAATCTGGGATTCAGAGACGGTTTGATCCATGCCGCCCTTGGCTTAACCGGTGAGGCCGGTGAGTTCGCTGACGCTGTAAAGCGCGTGGCAGTGTATGAAGGCGCTCCGAACCGCCAGCACATGATTGAGGAACTAGGTGATATTTTGTGGTATGTTGCGTACGCTTGTGAGGTTTTAGGAGAGCCGTTAGAGATTATCGCTAGGGATAACGTTGAGAAACTGAAAAAACGCTACCCTGAGGCTTACAGCGACTTTAACGCTCATGCGAGGCTGGACAAATGATGAAGGCAGATGCAAACCAGGTTGGCGGATTGCATTACAACAAGCTAGAGATTCAGCCATGGACGGCGATGGAGTCATGGCTTACGCCTGAACAGTTCGCTGGCTTCCTGCGCGGCAACGCAATCAAGTACCTGGCTCGCGCTGGTAAAAAAGGCGACGCGCTGGAAGACATAAAAAAGGCGCAACACTATTTGGAAAAGCTAATCGAAGTCATGGAATCTGGCCATGGTTAAAGGTGTCGAGCAGATTTGCGCAACATGTGAGTTTTATGGTTACTATCGATTTGATACTTTTAGCTGTATTTGCACTCTTAATCCTGGTTCAGTTGAAGAGTCAATAGTGGAGCCAACGGACTCTTGTGAGTGGTGGTTAGCGATTCAGCCGCGCAAAACACTCAACGATGTGAAACCGGAAGAATGGGATGCGGTTGCTAAATTAGGTAAAAAAAGCCATGTCTGAAAAAAAGCCAAGAATTGGCGGAAGGCAAAAAGGAACGCCAAACAAAATCACAAATGAAGCGCGTGAAGCTATTGCGTTGTTCGTTGACAACAACGCGCACCGCTTAGAAGGATGGCTTGAACAGGTTGCTGAAAAAAACCCTGAAAAAGCGTTTCAGTTGTTTCAGTCAGTGATTGAGTACCACATTCCTAAGCTGGCGCGAACCGAACAGACTCTGACCGGCGCGGACGGTGGGCCGGTTGAGCATTCAATCAAAGTGAGTTTTGATGAGTGAAACAGTTGCTAAATTCCCGCCGAAACTGAAAGGTCTGTTTAATCCGGCCCGTTACAAAGTGCTGTACGGTGGGCGCGGCTCCGGCAAATCTTATGCAGCAGCTTCGGCGCTTTTGATTGAGGCCGCACAGAAACCGTTGCGCGTGCTATGCGCTCGTGAAGTGCAGAAGTCACTCAAGCAGTCGGTTCACACTCTGCTAGTCGATCAGATCCAGACGCTAAACCTTGGCTACTTTTACACTGTCACGGAATCCGAAATAAGAGGGATTAACGGCTCAGTTTTTACGTTTAGCGGCTTGGCAAGCCACACGGTTGAGTCTATCAAGTCCATGGCGAACATAGACCGCTGCTGGATTGAAGAAGCGCAAACGGTTAGCAAAAAATCTTGGGAGATATTGATCCCAACGATTCGCGCAAACAATAGCGAAATCTGGGTAACAATGAATCCAGACTTGGACACAGACGAAACTTATGTTCGTTTTATACTGAATCCACCGCCGGACACGTTTATTGTCACCATCAACTGGTCAGATAATCCTTGGTTTCCGCTAGTGCTGGAAAAAGAGCGCCAGCATTGCTTAAAGTCTGACCCTAAAAGTTACGCCAATATCTGGGATGGCAAACCCAAGACAGTAGTGGACGGCGCAATCTACGCTGATGAATTCCAAGAGATGGTGGATCAACATCGCATCAACCTGGTTACTCATGATCCAATGTTAAAGGCGCATTGCATCTTCGATTTGGGCTGGAACGACTCGATGACTATCATCGTGGCCCAACGCGCAGGCTCAGAGGTGCGCATTATTGATTACATTCAAGAGTCATTCCATACCCTAGACTGGTACTCAAACGAACTTAAGAAGCGCCCTTATAACTGGGGAAAAGTCTGGCTTCCTCATGACGGCGTTACAAAAGACTATAAGACCGGCAAAAGCGCATTAGACATAATGACGGCGCTCGGCTGGAACTGCGAGATTATTCCTATTGGCGAAGTTGAACACGGCATACGGCTGGCGCGTATGTTGTTCCCCAGGCTTTGGATGGATAAAGAGAAAACCACACTCCTGCAAGAGTGCTTAAAACGCTACAGGCGCGCAATCAATTCAACAACAGGCCAGCCAACCGGCCCCTTGCATGATGAGTATTCACACGGCGCTGATGCGTTTCGGTACCTTGCGACGTGTGTGGATATGTTAAAGAATGATAATATAGTCAAAAGACGACGCGCTGACGATTATCGCACCGGCGACTGGATGAGTTAACACAGGAATCCCAATGGCAAACCTCGACACTGATAGCATTTATAACTCACTCGGCCTCGGCGCTGATACCGACGTGGACGATACTGACCAAGAAACTCTCAGGGAAATACGCCAGCGGTTCAGTGATGCGGTTGAGTTTAGCGCGACTGTCAGACAAGAAATGCTCAATGACATTCGGTTTGCAAGGCTTGGCGATCAGTGGAGCGAATCGGCCAAGTACGACAGGAACCGCCCTGGCAAAGAACGCCCCATGCTGGTCGTCAATCGGCTTTTGCAGTTTAGGGATAGAGTTGTCAACGAAATCCGGCAAAACACGCCAAGCATTAGAATCAGGCCGGTAAACGATGGCGCAGACCAAGAAACCGCCGAAGTGTTGATGGGACTGGTTCACCACATACAAGACAATTCTAATGCATCGATTGCTTACGATACCGCCGTAGAATGGCAGGTTGATGCTGGCCTTGGCTATTTCAGAGTGCGGAATGATTATGTGGACGATACTTCATTCGATCAGGATATATTTATAGACCGCATCCCTGACCCGATGAAGGTTTACTTTGACCCGCACAGCAAACAGCCGGACGGCTCAGATGCTGAATGGTGCATCATAGCCGAGGAAATCAGCAAAGAAGAATTTAGACGCATGTATCCCGATGTTGATGAAACCTCATTTGAAGCCGCTGGAAATGGGGACATGCAAGGCTGGTATACCCAGGATTCTGTACGCATTGCAGAGTATTATTATATTGAGTACGACGAGGCTCAGGAAATATACGACGAGGAAACAGGGCGCTCGCGCACGATACAGCCTAAGCGTTGCATGTGGTGCAAAGTCACCGGCGACAAAGTGCTTGAGCGTACCGAATTACCGACTAAATACATTCCTGTAATTCCCGTTATTGGTCACGAGATATGGGTTCAGGGTAAACGCTATTTATCAGGCTTGATTCGGAACGCGAAGGACGCGCAGCGCCTGTATAACTATTACCTGAGCGCCAACGCGGAAAATGTGGCGCTCGCGCCTAAAGCGCCATTCATCGGCGTAGCTGGTCAGTTTGAGACTGACCCGAACTGGGGCAGAGCAAACAAAGAGTCAGTGGCCTACCTTGAATATGATCCGGTCAGCATTGCAGGAACGCCCGTCGGCGCACCTCAACGCGCTATGCCGCCGCAAGCAAGCAGCGCAATTATGGACGCAATCCGATTGGCTGAAAATGACATTATGCAAAGCATGGGCATTTATCAGCCGTCACTTGGCGATCAGTCAAATGAGACCTCAGGACGTGCATTACTGCTCAGACAAAAGCAATCAGAGACGGGTAACTTCCACTATCAAGATAACCTAAACCGTTCAATCCGGCATTGTGGTCGCATAATCGTTGACATGATTCCAAAAGTATACGATCGGCCCCGAGTTGCTCGCATACTTGGCGAGGATGGTACACCGCGCACTGTTAACCTTGATCCTAATCTACCGCAAGCTTCTGTTGGCACCGATAACCCTGCAATAGATTCAATTTATAATCCTACGATTGGTCAGTATGACGTGGTTTGTGACTCAGGACCCAGTTATGCCACTAAACGCGATGAAGCAGCAAATATGATGCTGGCGTTAACCCAAGCCAATCCCGCGTTATTCCAATCCATCGGCGATCTGATGATGAAAAATATGGACTGGCCTGGAGCAGAGGAAATTAGCAAAAGGCTGCAAATGCTATTGCCTCCGCAGTTACAGCAAATAGCTGGCGGTGACAAGGTAGATCCGCAAGTTATGCAGGCTCAACAGATGATTGAACAGATGGCTGACCAAATGGAACAGATGAGCGCAGAGATGCAGCAGTTGCGGGATCAACGCGCAATACTGTTGAAAGAAAAGGAGCGCGAGTGGTTCGATTCTGAAACGAAACGGATGGAAGTGGAAGGAAAAATCATGATGACGGATAGCCAACTACAAGCGGCTGTAAGGGAAAACATCATGCTGATGATGGGAATCGGCACCCAACAATCATTGGAACAACAACCGGAATTTGAAAGGCTGGAAGCGCAACTGGAACAGCCCGTACAAAAACCTCAACCACAAGGCGGCGCACCGGCACCGGCTAGAGGCGCTGGCAGTATGACGCGCGAGGCAGATACAGAAGCACTAACGGGCGAAGCAAAGCCTGGCGAGTCTGAATAATTCAACACAACAGGGGATAACGTTATGACCGAGGAAAACGCAGTCTTTGAGACAGTAGACGATAATCTAACAACGGAAACCGTAGAGGATGCGGCGAGTGATCCGTCAGAACTTGAATCGGAATCACTTGAACAAGATCAGGCTAACGAGGAAGCATTAGCTGACGCTGACGATTCAAAAAAAGACCCATGGTATAAGCGGCGCATAGATGAACTAACCCGAGACAAACACGAGGCTCGACGCCAAGCAGAGCGGCTTGAAAAGATACTGGAACAGCAGGAGTCAATGATGCGGCAATATATGCCGCAGACGGCTCCAGAGTCTCAAGGATTGATGCCGCCTGACCCGTCGCAGTTTGCCGGTGGTCAGTACGATCCGCGTTACATGGACGCGATGATGCAGTACACGCGCGAGTCAGCGATTCAGGAAGCAAGACAGGCAGTTGCGGCGGAATATCAGCAACGCGAACAGGCGCAAGCAGCAGCGCAGGCCCAAGCTCGATTAGTTGAGGCAGAAGCCGCAACAAGAGCAAAGCATGCCGACTATGACGCGGTGATTGAGCAAATTACATCTGATCCGCGATTAGCCAATAACCCAACCATTCGCCAAGCGTTACTGGGTCTGGATAACGGCCCTGAGATTGCTTACACACTGGGGCGCAATTTGGATGTTGCTTATCAAATTGCAAGCATGAATCCTATTCAAGCTGGCATGAAGCTGGCTGAAATAATCGGCACACCGGCTAAACAAGCAAGCAGAGCGCCGCAACCAATCCGCCCAATCAGCGCAACAGGTAAGCCACCGCGCAACGAAAAATCTTATTCTGAAATGAGCACCGAAGAATACATAGCAGCGCGTAATGCAGAAGATTTAGCACGTCGCCAGGCGATGATGAAACGTTAAAAGTTTACGTTTCCACCCCTCTTACCCCATTGCAATGATGGGGTTTTTTTTGCTTTGATTTTGTGATATAAAGGCATTACGTCTTTTTACCTTTTTGCCGAGGTAGATTGTCAGGCAGTACCCTGGTCATTCGAAGGATAGGCTCCTACCGGCGGGAAAAAACATAAGGCTAATCACTTTATCTTTTTTCGCTATTACAGGAGTCACACCATGGCGAGTAACAATCTGCTGACTATCAGCATGATTACTAATGAGGCCCTGCGGGTTCTCACCAACCAGTTAGTCTTCACCAAAGCCGTAAACCGTCAATACGATTCGAAGTTTTCCATCGAGGGGGCCAAGATAGGCACCACGATCAACCTTCGCAAACCGCCGCGTTATGTCGGTCGTACCGGCCCCGCGCTTCAGATTGAATCCGCAGTTGAGACCTACGTCCCCCTGACGCTGGATACCCAGTTCGGTGTGGATATGGCGTTTACCACTCAGGATTTGAGCCTCAATATCTCAGACTTTTCTGACCGGTTCATCAAGCCCGCTGTTGCCGCTATTGCAAACAAAATCGACTACGATGGTTTGCAGCAGTTCAAGAACGTTTACAACCTGACCGGCACCGTTGGGCAGCTTACCGGCACCCCGACTCTGGCGCAGGCTACCAAAGCCATTCTTGACGCACGCGCTAGACTGAATCAGGAAGCCGCTCCGGTTGATGAGGATCGTAGCTTTATCGTTGACCCGACTATCGAAGTTGGTATCGTCAGCGGCCTGACCAACCTGTTTAATCCGGCTGGCACCATTTCGCGCATCTTCAACAAGGGCGCGTTGGGTGATTCTACGTTAGGTTTCAACTTCGCAATGGATCAAAACGTAGGTAACTTTACCTCCGGTACTGCCACCGCGTTCACCGTATCCGCGCAGTCTGGCGGAAGCGTACAGAACAACGCGCAGTCAACTTTTAGCTTGGCTGTATCGTCTACGTCCGGCACGCTGACCAAAGGAACCGTATTCACGATTCCTGGCGTTTATGCTGTCAACCCGCAGAATCGTCAGTCTACCGGCGCACTGCGTAACTTTGTTGTTACTTCCGACGCACCTGGTTCTAGCACTTCACTGAGCGTTTTCCCCGTTCCGGTTTTCAGTGGACAGTTCCAGAACGTGACTTCCAGCACCGGCACCATTGGATCCGGCACCGCAACTATCTTGTCCGGTTCTACCGGCGCGGCTGTATCAGTTCCTAACGCACTGGCGTTCCACAAGGACGCATTTGCACTTGGCACCGCTGACCTTCTGCTTCCGCAGGGCGTTGACATGGCTGGACGTGCTTCTGCTGATGGCCTTTCAATTCGTCTGGTTCGTCAGTACGACATCAACAGCGATCAGCTACCCACAAGGCTTGACGTGCTTTACGGCTGGTCAACGATCTATCCTGAACTTGCTACCCGCGTCACTGGTTAATAGGAGTATCTCAAAATGGCAAATCCAGGCCCAAATATCGTAGCCGAGTCCGGCATACGCGCTCAGTCAGTTATCGGTTTTAGTATTACCGGTACTAGCATTAGCTCTAACCTTTCAGCCGAGTATACTGTCACCGTTAACGGCCTGGCCGTTGGCGATGTTGTATACGCAAGCGGCTCTACCGGCAACGCAACCATCATGCTTGGCGCTTATGTTTCAGCGGCTAACACGCTGAAAGTGCGAGTGCTGAATCCCACCGCTGGCGCACTTACTCCAGGCAATACGGGTTACTCCGTACTGGTTGTTCGTCCGTATCCGGCAGCGTCTAGCACCAGTGATTTCCTTGTGAACTCACCGGCTAACTCTGGCGCTATACCCCTGAGCGCATAACCAGGGATTGAACGGGGGGAGTTCGCTCCCCCTTTTCTTTAATTACTGAGGTATTTATGGATTTTCCGACAGTAATGCACCATCCACACCGTTATGACTGGTCAGTTGTAATTGAAGATATTGCAGAGTACTCACGACTAGCTGCAATCGGATGGATTTCTAACACTGATTGGCACTCTGGATCTAAAGAGTCAGCCGACATTGTTGAAGAAGTTAAAGAGGAAGTAAAAAAGCGTGGCAGACCGCGCAAAACGGATGACGAATGAAGGAGTTAATCGCTCTACTATTTCTAGCGCGTGAAATTGCTCACAGAGAGCATCTTAAAACGCGATCATTTGCCGCGCACATGGCGTTAAATGAGTTTTATACCGGCATTATTGAAAATGCCGATGCGATTGCAGAAGCGTATCAGGGTCAATACGGGAAATTGCTGTCAATTCCGTACATGAAAAACCCTAACAAAGCCTCGATTGAGTCTATTTTTCGCAATCACTTAGACTGGATTGAGAAAAACAGATACAACGATGTACCTGTAACGCAAACCGCTATACAAAATCTGATTGATGAGGCCGTTTCGACGTATCAAACGGCGCTGTACAAACTGAAATTCCTATCTTGAGATAAACCATGCCAGAGCAATATACTGTACCCGTTCAAATTCCAGCGATTGATTCTAACAACGTCGCTGCATCGCTGTCCGGCACCGTTACTAGTGCAACGGCGGTGGTTTTAGACACTTCCGACATGGCTTACCCCTTGACCGTTACGATTAAGTGTCCGTCCGCTACTACCGGAACGTTGGAATTCTCCACGACTCCGCAAGCATACGCGAACGCAGGAACCGCAAACTGGCAGTTCTGGCCCAGCGGTACAGTAGCAGCATCAACGGCGGTTACAGACGTTTTTAATGGCCGTCTGATGGCATTGCGTATTAGTCGGGCTTCCGGTTCCGGCGCTGTAATTTACGAGGTAACAGCATGAGTGGTTGGATTGGCGCGTGGGGAGTTTCCGCAACGGTTGCTGATTTAACTGTTACTAACAGTCAAGTTATAGCAGTTAACACGTCAACCAACGCATTAAGAATTACGCAAACCGGCTCAGGTAATGCGCTGGTGGTTGAGGATAGTGCAAATCCTGATTCAAGTCCATTTATTATTGATAATGCGGGCAATGTGGGTATTGGGCAAACCTCGCCCGCGTCAAGACTGCATGTTCGACAGGATCAAGACGGCACCACTAGAACCATTATTCAAAATAGGAATAGTTCAGGCACGCCATTGTCAGAACTAACCTTTATAACTGGCGCTTTTGATTTTTCAGATAATAGATACGCTTATATCCAGTCAGGCGGCGGCAGCAGCACATATCTTTCTTTTGGTACTTCCAATGCAGGTGCGCCCACTGAAAGGATGCGGATTGATAACGTCGGAAATATCTACGGCACGACGGGCACTACAGGTATGACTAATGGGTTCTTCCATATACCCGCCGCTGCTGGCGCTCCATCTGGCGTACCCACCGCCGTAACAGGGCGTGTACCGATGTATTACGACACTACGAACAACAACTTTTACATCTACAACGGCGCTTGGAAAAAAATACTGCTCGCTTAATTTGTAAAAGCACCATCGGATTAAAGCATGTCCAATCTATCTAATCAGCAGATAAATCAAACCTTTGACGGCTTGTTGCGAGTACCTGGCGGAATTACGTCTAACTTGCAAACCGTTCAAGATGGAAACGGCAACCCTACCGGCTTGCAACTGAGCAGCAGCGGTGCAAGTGTAACGACTTCTAGCACTTTTGTACCATCGGTAGGCGGAACGCAAATCACGGGCGCGATTCCTCGATTGATTTCCGATGGCTTTGGCGACTATGTTTCTGTTAAAGATTTTGGCGCGGTTGGCGATGGAGTTACAGATGACACTGCCGCATTAAATCTTGCTATTGCAGCAATCAATCTTGGTACTGTTCGTGATTTATACATTCCAGCCGGAACATATATCATCACAAGCAACCCGACAACAATTACTAAGCCCTGTCGTATTGTTGGTAGCGGGCGCAGGACGTGCCACATGCGTTTTAACGCATGTAACGGCTTCAATTTTGACCTTAGCGCAACGACTGGGACCGGCAGTCGCTATATCAATAGCAGCATTTCAGAGATTACTTTCCTCACAAACAGTACGGGGAAAACTGGCTTATATTACAAAGGCGTTCAGTCGTTTGCGCCGCATGATCCTGCAATCGCTCTAGTTGGCGTGTCTTTTGACACTCAATTTGTATATGATTCAAGCCTTAGCAGTTCTACCCAATGGGAGATTGGGTTTTATATTGATAACACTGACGAGGTATTGTTAGACGATTGTTATTTTAACGGCTCCAGTCTTAACGGTGCTTATGCTACATTAACAACATCAATTGCAATCAAAGTTGACACCTGCACGGGTTTGCGTTGCGTAAACACTCAAATCTATCAATTTGGCACTGGGATTGATGTAATTGGACAATCGGAAGGATTGATTGCTCAAGGCATTACAATCGTTGCTGTAGGTAAAGGACTTTATTTTCATAGTTTAGTCAATCCAGCAAACAATCACGTTTTAGCAAATAGCCATATTTCATCAGTCATCTCTGCAATAAAAATCGACAATTCATCTGGTTATTGGCCTCAATCAAATTATATAAATAATTGTTTTTTTACAGAAACAGGCGCAGCTGCTGGAAAACCTGAACACGTTCAGATTGATGCGTATATGCGCGATTCTGTTATAAATAATTGTGCGTTGCAATGCAATTCAGGAACAACACCCTCTAGGATTGGCATTAGAATCAATAACAGCTACAACATAATGGATAACATTTATTCATTAAATATGTTGAATCTTGTTTATATGATTGATGATGGCTTAACAAAATTTAGTATTCTTTCTAATAGTGTTGCGACTGGCACCATTACCAATGTCACGCAAGGGGCAACTGACAAACTAAAGCAAATCTTCAATTCAAATTCATCTGAACCGTCTAGCTTAACTTCTAATACTGATTTGTACAGGTTTAGAGATTTAGCTGGCAAGTCAATGCTTGAACAAAGCAACGAACGCACGTTATTAGGTGGCGATAGGCAAAACTCAAACACGTATATTGATTTTCGTTCTTCTACGAGTGGAACAGCGGCGTACGATACAAGGCTGTTATCAATAGGTGGCAGTGCTGGATCAACAAGCGGTCAAGCTAGTGTGTATTTGTACGGCGCTACTATAAACTTTAGCGGCGATACGCGGCCGACTGCTGATAACACTAAAAATTTAGGCAGTGCATCATTTCGATGGGCAACTGTTTATGCTGGCAATGGCACCATCAACACATCAGATGCTAACGAAAAACAAGATATTGAGCATTTGAATGATGCTGAAATGCGAGTTGCTAAAGCATTGAAAGGAATAATTAAACGGTTTAGATTTAAAGATGCTGTAGCGTCAAAAGGAAATCAAGCGCGTATTCATGTTGGCGTTATTGCTCAAGAAGTCAAAAGCGCATTTGAATCTGAAGGTTTAGTGGCTGAAAATTACGGAGTTTTCTGCCATGACACATGGGATGAGCAATTAGAAGTTTTGGACAAAGACGGCAACATTATTACGCCACACAAGCCCGCAGGGGATCGTTATGGAGTAAGATATGATGAACTGTTGGCGTTTATAATAGCGGCGCTGTAAACATGGCTAAATACTTCACCCTTGATCTGGTTCCACAATCTGGCGGCCAATTAGGTGCGCCGGTTTATGTTACGGTTTACTATCACGGCACAATAACGCCAGTCACGTTATTCTCTGACTTAGCGTGTACCACACAGATTAACAATCCTGTTACCGTAGACGGCTATAACATATCGTTTTACGTTGCAGACGGCACGATTGAGTATGATTTGTTGGTTTATGGCGGTAATGTTGCGCGTCCGGTAACGATTCCAAATATCTGGTCATTGCCTGGCCCAGTGTGGGTTGAACTGTCAACGCTGTGGGCATCCGAACCGCACGTTTGGGCATGGGTGAGTCCGTATACAATCGCCGTTAAGACAGTTCAAAACGTCGGTCAAATGTATACCGGCAATGACTTGATTCGAGCCGCTATGAGGCTTATACAGGTATCAGCGGTTGATACGGATCTAACCGCGTCAGAATTGCGCGATGGTTTGGAATCACTGAACCGGATGATTGACGCATGGGCGCTTGAGGAACTCATGCTGTATCAAGTTACGCGTGAGACCTTCCCACTCGCGGCTAGTCAACTTTCATACAGTGTAGGAATAGGCGGCGATTTTGATACAGTGCGGCCTACTAAAATAGTCGGCGCTTATCTGACAATTAGCACGGGTGCAATTCCTGTTGATTACCCAATGCAGGTTATTGGTTATGATGATTACAATGACATTCGTCTGAAAACGCTGCAAACCAACTTCCCCAGTTATTGTTATTATGAACCGGCGTTTCCTTTAGGAAATTTGTACGTTTATCCGGTTTGCGCGGTTAACAATGAAAGCATAACATTGACCAGTTGGAAGCCGCTTGCAATGATTGCTGATCCCACCGCAACCGTTAGCCTACCGCCTGGTTACTGGGAAGCTTTGGTATTCAATTTAGCTATTCGTATTGCTGAAGAATACCAGTTTAATATACGGCCAACGACTGTTGCATTAGCTGAATCAGCGTTGAAAAAGATTAAACGATTAAATCAGCGCACTCTGACTCTGCAAACTGACGTTGCGCTGATGAATACTAGCCAGTTGCGTTACAACATCTACGCAGACGGGTACGGGCGCTAATGCCTAGCACAATCAAACTGCCAATACTCGGCCCTGGCGTTGATGGACGATCTCGCGCTATCACTGCTCAAGTTCGCCAGAACATATTCCTAGAAGTCAAAAAGGAACAGGACAAAAGCGCGTTAGTGGCGTACGGAACGCCAGGCTTAAGGCTATTTACTGACTTCGGCGGTAATCCAGCACGCGGTATGTGGTGGTTTCAAGCGTTAAACCTGTTATACGTTGTAGTCAATAACGAACTTTTTGAGGTTCGTGGTGATGGCGTAAGCATAAGGCGCGGTGCGCTGGCTACCGGATCTGGCACCGTGTCCATGTCCGATAATGGTCAACAACTCATCATTGTTGACGGCGAAAACGGTTACATATTTCAACCACAAACTGCTTCATTGGCGTACAGTCGCACGCTTACTCTGGTCACGGTTACAGAACCGCTCACAAACCGCGTGACAGGCGATGTTGTAACGATTGATGGCGACGCTAACATTCTCGGCGGTGACTACACCATCACGGTCACTGGCGGCAACGAGTGGACGTTTAACACCGTCGCCAGCGGTAGCGCGTCCGGCACTATTAAGGTTGTCAACAACTTTAGAGAAATAACATCCGCCAGCACTGGCGTTGATTTTCCTGGCGCTAACACGGTCGTTTTTCTTGACTCGTATTTCATAATCAACAATCCTGGTACCAAGCAATTCTGGCTGTCAGGGCAGTACGATGGACTCTACTGGGATCCTTTGCAATACGCCAGCAAAGAAGCGTACACGGATGATCTGCAAGCCGTAACTGTCGATAACGGCAATTTGGTTTTGCTTGGCGCTATATCTCAAGAATACTGGCAAAACGATGGCGGCTTCCCGTTTCCGCTGTCACGCATTGCCGGCTCACCCACTGACATTGGTATCGCGGCTCGTTGGTCAATGGCTCGATGCGGTGGACAGCTATTCTATCTGGGACGCACTCGGCGCGGTGGGTTGTCCGTCGTCAAGATTCAAAACTATCAGCCCGTAGTTGTCTCCACAACTGACTTAGATTATCTGTTTAGCCAATACAGCAACCCAGGCGATGCTATCGCGTTCAGCTATCGCCAAAACGGGCATGAGTTTTATCAGATTTCATTCCAGCAAGAAGGCGTAACGTGGCTGTATGACGATACAACTGAGGTATGGTCGAAACTGCAATCGGGCCATGATACGCGTCACTATGGGAATCGCGGCACTCAGTTTATCAATCAAGCAATAACCGCCGATTATCGCAACGGCAAATTGTATTATCTTGACCCTGAGCATTTTACCGACAACGGCGAGGAAATAGCGCGGGAATTGATAA